TCACTGATTTAGGTATTTTTCGAATTGTTGATGGTTTTCTTTCTTTTTTGCCGGAGAGATTTCAGCATAGATTTGAGTGGTCGAAATGTCTTTATGCCCAAGATCATCTTTGATGTCATCAAGGCTTAATCCTGCCTCGCGCATTAAAACGGCATGCGTGTGTCTTAAATCATGGATACGGATGTGAGGAAGACCAGCCCGATTGGTGATTCGATTAAAAGCACCAGTCGTTGCCCGAGATCGGAGGGGTTGTCCAAACTTTGCATCAGACGAATAGGTGAAGACAAAATCATTATTGTGGCTAGTAGAAAACCGAAAACCTTGTACATTGCCGTGACTGAAATGGCGCTCATATTGTTGTTGAAGAAGGTCATTTACTCGAGCGGTCATGTATTCGGTTCTCTTAGAGCTTAATGTTTTGGGACGATCAAGCGCTATTTTGCCAGCGTTTGATCCAGTTTCAGCACGATAGATTCGTGTTGCATTGACTGATAAGGTATTTTTGTTGAAGTCAATGTCTGACCAGCGAAGAGCCATGGCTTCACCCACACGAAGCCCGCAGTCAATCAGCGTCACAAAGAATGATAGCCACATGGGCTCTTTATCTTCTTCAGCTGCTTCTATAAAAGATCCAACTTGATCTTTTGTCCAAAAGTGAAGTTCTTTGGAATTGTCTTTAGCATACGCACTGAACTCGACACCAACGGTAGGGTTTTTAGTAATGTAACCAATTGCAACGGCTTTTTTTAACGCATTGTGCAACGTTCCATTGATGAGCTTTACTGTGTTAAGAGATAAGCCATCATTGAACAGACTGCTGATGAACTCCTGATGTTCCTTAAGCGTGTATTTGGCCAGTCGAATACCCCCAATTTTTGGGATAATGTATTTCTTAAGGTTATATCGATAGATGATCATGGATCCCTCTTTGACATTAACCTTAAGCTTAGTGATCCACTGATTAAGATAATCAGCCATTAAAATTCTTTCAGTTTGATAGTGAGAGTGGCCTTTGATTATTTCGGCTTCAGCCAAGGTGGCTTCTTGCTGGGCTATTTTTTCGGTTGGGAAACCGCGCCGATGAATCTTTATTTCTTTTCCTGTCTGCGGATCAACACCGGCGAATATATAGAATTCCCAGGCCTTTTTGCCATCTTTTAGTTTATATGAGCTAATTGATGCCATGAAATCGCACTCCTTTTGAATCATTGAAGTTTATAATTCAAACGTATGTTCGATAAACGCTTAAAAATAAAAGCCCAACTGAGGGCTTAAGGATGATGAATTGCATGAAACACTAGAAGAACTTGAGAAGAGCAACAACAAGGCCGACAATTGCAATCGCGGTACCAATGAACCATTTTGATTGTATTGCTTCTAACTTGGAGAAACGGCTTTCAGTTTCTGCTTTTGCAGATTCAAAACTGCCCGTTATCGTAGCATTCAGCTCATCGAATTTACCGTCTGTCTTGGCGTTCATGGTATTGAATTTTCCGTCCATTTTCGCCATTAATGTTTCAAACTGACCGGATAATTTAGTGTCAAGTGTTTTCAGTTCTTCCTTTGTAGCGTATTTGTCGGTCAATGAATCATCGCCTCCGAAGTGTTTTCTTCCACTAGATGGTTCAAGTATATCATCTTTATTAAATTGAGGATTATGTTTCTTCGCGTCTCCCGATTTCACGGTATTACTCGAGTATTGGCTTTTGCCGTTAACGGTAGAAATTTGCTGATATGTCAATGTTTGATCGTGGTTCTGTGAGCTAAACCTTTTAGGCAAAAGTATACCGTTTCTATCTTCATATAATGCTTCCATATGTTGAATCCCGCGTTGTTGATCAGTACTTACCGTAACGTAAAGTTGAGGTTTTTCATTTTCTGAATTAGCCATGATTCTGTTCCTCATCGCTGCGATTCTAAAGTGAACTGTATTGGGCACTTATTCAACGGTTGGCCATTTATAGTGGTGTGAATTTCAAAACTACCGGCTTCATCAATTCTTACATTTTGAAAGCTAAGGTTAAATACTAAGGTATGTCCTGGACCATTCTCAACCTGCGATCCATCAATGGTGGGTTGTGCTAAAGTTGCGATTTTTGTATCACTTTTCCAAAGAGAAAGCTCAACGCTATATGTATCTGCTCTCTCTTTACCTGTTTCAGAAAAGATAGCTACTACTCCAAAGGAATAGGTTCCAGGGTAACTCGGTAGGGCAAAGTTATTTGATGGTGAAATTGCCATCATCCCGTTTTGCATTGGCTGTGCGCCAAGAACAGGCATAACATTTCCAATCATGTAAAAATCCTCCTAATTGTAAAGAATAAAAGGGGGCCGAAATCAACCCCTTTTATTCTCTGGTGATTTGTGGTAAATGCTTATATTTATATTTTCTTAACCAGCATCATGAGCGCACCGATAATGATAAAAACGGCTGCCCACCAGAGGTCGCTGCCGGGCTTGTCTGGATCAATGAGCCAATGTACCCAATGATGCCTGTGGCCAAATAGGGCGAAGTAGACGCCTATAAGAACAATGATGAGGCCAATGAAGTGTGCCTCACTTAATGTATCTGGACCGTTCATAAGTGCATCTCCAAGAACTGAGCTTAGATTTCGTTTAGCTTGCTGAACTCGATGTCATTGTTGTATCTAATCTTGACGGTTAGTGGGTTGCAACGGATGATGACGGGTCGATCATACTGTAACGATTTTTGAAAAGAATTGAGGTTTTCCGTAAAGCTTGGTAAGGCCTCCTCAGCGGTTAATACAACGGCCTTTGCACGCAATAGCAACGATGAGTGGTGTAGCTCATTGAAACAGTAAACAGCCACCACAGGCTTCTCTAGGACGTTGTGAATGGTAGTAGTGTCGCGATCAGTGTAAAAAAGGATTTCTTTAAGCGATCGGTGTGATTTAAGTGGTGTCAGCGAAACTATATTAGGAAAACCGGTATCGATATCAAGCGTAGCTACCTGCATAACGGTACACTCTCTTAACAGTATATCGGCCTGCCTGATCGTTGAATTTGCCATAAGTAAGACTCCTGTCTTAACTATTAATTTGATACGAGTAGCTATGTTTTTAACCGTTGATGGTGAATCCAATTCATCTTTGCTATAATTAGGTGAATAAAGTTCATTAGTGGCCAGAAAGGCAGGTGATTGAAGTGGACAACAAGAATCAGCCGCACTTTATGAGTGAGGAGCTGCTGCTCGCCCTACAAAGCATAGATTACGATTTAAAAGACATTAAAATGGCGTTGCGTCAGCATGGAATTGTGGCTAGATATGAGCACGATGATCCAGGACTTCCGGGACTTCCTGGCAATACCGTCAATGATCTGATTCAAATAAAGAAGTGACTGCGGACAGGGCTTCTCCCGTTTCTTTAGGTGAGACGGCCTTCCACTTCGTCATGAAGTCGAGGAAACTGGTTGCATTGCTAACCTTTTCAAGAAAGGGAAGAGCCCTCCAGTAAGCCGGATTGTTTTCAACGACCGGGAGAATCTTCTGGGCAATGTAATTGTTCTTCGGACGGTCGTATTGATAGCCCTCCAGCATTAGGCTGGTATGCGATGACGGATCGGATAAATCAGACATCTTGATATCTTCAGCCTCGGGGCGCTCGAGCTCAACATATTCCAGAAAGCTGTCTGCATAGGCCCTCTTAATTTGATTGTTCGATGCAGCCCAGTAAGCAGCCATTTGTTTAAGGAAGAAGTATGAGGACAATTCTGACAGTGTTTCTTCAAACCATTTGAATTGTGGCTGTTGAATCCCGTGAAATATGACAAAGTGCGTCAACTCGTGCGCCAATTGATAAACGTCGCGTGCCCACAATCGTGCTTGCTTGGTGTTCAAGATGATGAGCTCGTGCGCGAGAGGGGTATTGGTGACGTATATCGGCCCGGCGTTTCCTTCAATAATTAACATGAGTCGATTTTTGTCCAAAGGAGCCTTATTTGAATAAATGTAGAGCAAGTCGTCCAGTACGAATGCGGAGTCAACAGATGTATGGCCCCCGCCTGAGTTGTCCGTATCGAATCTCCATTGTGGGCTGACGCGGGATGTCACTGATCCCATGAATGTTCCACCTCCTCAGCCTCGCCACCGGGGCTATTTTTGTGCCCAATAAAAGCCCCAAGTAGGGGCCTGTAAAAGGGCTATTTCATATTGGACTGGGTTTTCCCGCTTAAAGCATCATTTGTAAAGGTCACGTTGAAGTTGGAACCAAGATCACCTTTTACACCAGATGTATAACCGGCCACAACATTCTTTTGACCGCCGATAAGGCTTTCATTGTAGTAGTCGGGTTGTCCCCATTTTGAGGTGAAGTCAGCGTATTTTGTACCGTCCTGGAACGCGTTGAAATCTGCTAAAGTAATCTTTTGCTTGCGGCTTAACTTGAAGCCAGTAAGATTCTTGCTGAACGCATTTCCGTCGGTGAAGGAAACAATTACATTAGCTCCCCAGCCACCCTCAACATTAGTCCACGTTACAAGATCAGTCTTAACTCCATTTGTGGTACTGCTCGAAGTAGAGGACGGGTTCCCAAACTGGGCTTTTAAATCATCTAATTTAGCACCACCGTTGCCGTTTTCCATCAAATCACCCAATTTGATGCTGTCAAAATCTGTTCGAGTAATCTTGCCGCTGTCCTTTTTTGATGTACTTGAGGATGATTTATCCGTTTTGCTAACTGCCGTTTTTTCCGTGGATTCGCTGCTTGATTTTCCCTTATTATTGAGGCCGCCACCGATTACCACTAGTACGATAATAACCAGTATCCAAAACCAAACGCGCTTGTAAAAAGGCTTCTTTACCTTATATTCCTTACCGTCAGCACCCATTACCTTTTTTGCCATTTTGTTTTCCTCCATAAATAAATAGTTTTCAGCTTTTACCGTCTTCCGTATCTGGACTACTTATTTGAGCTAATCTAATGGTTGTTGGTCTATCAAATCAAAATATCTAGCCATCCACTTCGGTAGCTCGTATTCATCGAGAATTTGCTCATAATTCATCGGATTAATTGAGCCGCGATTTCCAAAAAGAAACTCGAACATAAAACAGTTTGCTATATATTCGGCTGACCCAACAGCAGCAACCCGTGCATTTCTATAGAAGTAGTTAGCACCAGTGTTGCGCGTTAAGAGCGCGTGGCCGATTTCGTGTGCAAGCACGCTGTCTGATGTTGCTTCATCAGTTTGAACGTTAATGTTTATGATTGAAATTTTCCGATCAGTGATGGTATAGCCTAGAATGTTTTGCCCAAGATCGCTTGGTGTAACACTAACGTTAGGTAGATAGCGACTAACTATCCAAGGATCGCGTGTATTATATCTGCGCAAAACAGTGTTTGCTTTTTCGATCGCGCAGTCTGCATCGTATCCCATGCGCCCACCTCACTTCTCAGATCCGCGGTATTTCTTTGGGGTGTACTTCTTTTTAGCGAGTTCCTGAGCGAGTGCATATGATTGGCGTAGTGATACGGCAAGCAAGCGCTTATCCTCATCACTCAATTCGGCATCATTTTTGAAGAAGTCCGGGCCGTCAGGATCAAGTCCATCAATGATATCCTTTATTTTCTGATCAATGGCGCGTGTGTCCTTTTTGGTCAGAGAATAATAGTGAGGCTTGTCTGACTTACCAAGTAGGTAATCTATAGAAACGTCATAATACTGTGCAAGCTTCTTGAGCGTGTCGTTATCTGGCTCATTCCTATTGTTTTCAAAATGAGAATAGGCGGCTCTTGAGACGCCTATTGCTTTGGCAACGTCCTCTTGTGTACGGCCGTCACCTCTTAGCTTTTTTAATCTATCGCCGAGCATAGCAACGCCTCCCTAAAGTGATTTTAGCACCCATGTGATACAAAAAGTATCTAAGATACAAAAAGTTTCAAAAATGGGTTGACGATACAAAATGTATCGTGGTATATTATCTGTGTTGATACGAAATGTATCAGAAAAGGGGTGATCAAATGGTTCGAGATGAAGTAATCAATCTTCGGGAAAATGCAGGGTTCACACAAACTCAGCTTGGAGAGAAGCTCGGCATATCAGCTGTTCACGTTAGAAAAATCGAAAAAGGCACTCGTAATCCAAGCAAAGATTTGACGGAACGCTACGTTGCACTCTTCGGATTGCCAGCCGATAAGATTTTTCCGGATATTTATGAGAAATTAATTGATACAAAACGGATCACACCTAAACACATTCCCGCCCAGCGAGAGGAGGCAGTCAAATGAATCCAAAAAAGAACAGGGTGGTAGAGACACCCCATTCTCTGTGGATTAACGGCCACAGTTTTCCAATGGTTAGCCAGGTAAGAGTTGAACCAGCGGAAGTCAACGCTCCGTATCGAGAGGTTACTGTGACCTTTTTAACTGATAGTTATCAGTTTCGGTCAAAGAATCGATTTAAAGATAAACTTGCTAATCGCTTGGGGCGTGAGCGGTACACCTTCATCAAGCAGAGCCACTTTAAGACGTTGCTTGAAATTGGGCTTCACAAGTTCAGTAAGGTACTGCCGTCCCATTGTCGTTAGCCCATCGATGTATAGAAGTTTTGGCCCAAACTTTACGGTCGCCACATGGCCGCGAACAAGGCCATCATCAATCAGATTTTCAGCGACTTCAAAAATGTCCTTGATTGAATCAGCTTGTGCTTGCTTGTCATCAGAAACTGTAGACAGGTATTTCGCAAATTCGGGGATCTGCTGCAATTCATCGAGAAGTTCCTGGTTAGAAGTTGGCTGACCAGTCTTCACGGCTTCAAGAATTAAACGATACAAATCGAAGTAATCCATATTAATCACCTCCCTTCGATGCAATTATCGCACTCGGAGGGAGGCAATCACACAATATTCAGTTTTCAAGTTAAAGAGGTGAGCCACATGACACGCGAAGCAATGATTGATTTTTTGACCCGCGTCTACCCAGAGGTTCCGGCCTTTGCATTCGAACAAATGCCGGACGAGCAGTTGAAGGGCCACGTTGACGAATGGCTAGCTGAAGACGCTGATCAACTTGCTATGGGTTAATCATAGCCCTCTCTAGCATGAATCAATATCCACCAATATTTCATCTTTTAAAGGAAGTGGAACGTATGAAAACAACAATTAGTAGCCCTTTGAATAGGTTCGCTACTAGAACCAACACGCCACAGAAGGTGATCGCTTATGCAGCAAAATTAGGGCGCTCAACGATCAACAACTATTTTCATGGAACTCCCGTTAGAGCAAATGAGGCTACTGACATTGCCAATTCGATGAATGACAGCGAACTAAGCTATGAAATGGCTAACTTGTTTCTAGGAATCCCTAAGCTGTTTAGCGGTGACGGAATATACCACGATTTACGCGGACTTTTATTCACCGCTAAACGAGAAGAAGACGAGGAAAAAGCTTCTTTCATCAAGCACGACATTGAGGGCCTCGCTAACGATCCCAGCTTTACACGCGATGACGCTAAAAACTTGAAAGCATACGCATTCGAAAAATTGGATAGCACAGTCGCAGATCTAACCGAACTAAATGCTATTTGCGAAATGCTAGGCATCTCAATCATGGATCTTTTTAGTGAAAGGCTCCCACATTATCAGAAACTTCATTATATGAGGAAGGATGAGCAGGCATGGAACAAGGATTCACACTGATCGATCCCAGTAAGCCGCAAAGGACACGCAAGCCCTTTAAGCCCAAAGTTTATTGGACGCCAAAAGATGTCATGGCACACTATCAGGTTTCTGCCGCGACAGTGAGCCGTTGGAAGAAGCGTGGTGCTCCATTCGTTGGACCAGGTAAAACACAGCGAGTTGAGCCTGAGAAGATGGAGCGTTGGTTTGCACGACAATAGGAGGCCTAACAAATGTTAGAAGCAATCATGTCAGTGCTGTTCGACCCAACATCAGCCTTTTGGAAGTATCTTCTTGTAGCTATGGCTGGCATCATGATCGGCGCCACAGCAGTGGGAGGTTGGAAACAATGGACATGTTAGGAGGAAGAACTATGCGTGATACGAAGGCATATTGGCAAGACATTCATGATCAAGCCGAGAACGTGATTTACAAGAGCCACGGAGATAGCGGTTGGCTTTGGATGTTCGAGCTTAGTCAACGGATGCTCAACAAATGCGCACAAAAAAATCCCGTAGCGGCAACTACGGGAATTCAAAAACTTAGCACATTAAATTATAACTTAAGTTTATCACGGAAGGCGGTTGATGACCATGCTTGATTACAACACAGCGGTTCTGAACGAGTATCAACGACGAGAAACGCTTGAAGATAAGGCTATTGTTGATTGGGAGTCCTATCACGGTACCGCCTTACCAAAAGGAATGGATACGGAGCAGGCGGAGGAGTTCTTGTCAATGGCTGATGACTGGAATGTTGATCGTACGAAGCCTTGGTTTTACCAGTCCCGGTATGCCTCTCCACTTGATGGCGCATTTAATGAAGGAAAAGAGTTTTCCTATTTGAGCGATCAAGTTGTGGAGCATGGAATTGGCTGGTTCTACCATCGGGTCTTGCGCGATCCATCTGATTACTTCAGTGACCAAGCGATTGTCAACACATTGTTCGGAAAAGAAGATCCAATTTCAGTCGTCGAATTTCTAAAAGAACGTGGATTCAAACAATGGCCAAGAAAACAGGAGGAGTACAAATGAGCAATCAATACGATCTGGCTAAGATGCCAGTCAAGAAATTAATTGAAACAGATGCCATTAAGAATAAGTTTGCAGCGCTTCTGGACAAACGGGCACCACAGTTTCTTTCATCGATTGCCAGCGCGGTAAGCCTTAATCCAAGCTTAGCCAGAGTTGATCAGTTAAGTGTTATCAACTCGGCCCTGGTAGCAGCAACGCTCGATCTTCCGGTTAACCCGAGCTTGGGTTTTGTCTACATCGTTCCATACAAGAACCAAGCGCAGCCACAGATTGGTTATAAAGGCTATATCCAATTAGCTCAACGATCAGGACGGTATCAGCGCCTGACTGCTTTACCAATTTATGAAGATGAGTTCAAGAGCTGGAACCCACTAACGGAGGAACTTGAGTACACGCCGAACTTCCACGATCGCAAAGCAAGCGAAAAACCGGTTGGCTATGCCGCATCGTTCAAACTGACTAACGGTTTTGAAAAGATGGTCTATTGGACTTATCAGCAAGTCGATGATCATCGCAAGCGTTTCAGCAAATCTGGTGGTGGCGCGGAGCCCAAGGGCGTTTGGAAAGACAACTACGAGGCTATGGCCCTGAAGACGGTAATCAAATCGCTGCTGACTAAGTGGGGTCCAATGACAACCGACATGCAAAGCGCGGTCAGTGCCGATGAAAAACCAGTCGAAGCTGATCCAGAACTGAAGGATGTTACCCCCGAAGATCCTAACTCGATCGAGGATGCACTTAACGCTACCGCTGAACCCGTCACAAAATCGGAGGTGAAGCCAGATGCTCTTAAGCCAGACATTACCCACGACCCAAATGCAGGAAAACAACCAGAAATCTTTGACGGTCAACAAGGATGATTATTACTCGCTGGATACCAGTTTCAAATATCAGTCTGCTACCTGGTTTAAGAAGTTTCTGACATGCGAAGCAGAAGCGATGGCCGAGTTGCAAGGTAAATGGACACCAAGAGGTGATCCGACTGCCTTGCTGGTTGGGAACTATCTACACAGCTATTTTGAATCCAAGCAAGCTCATGAGTCTTTTATCAAAGGACACCCAGAGATGTTCTCAACTCGTGGATCATCAAAAGGACAACTGAAAGCTCCCTATAAACAAGCTGATGCGATGATTGCCACGCTTGAAGCTGATGAGAATGTTCAACGACTTTATCAGGGTGAAAAAGAAGAGATCCTTACCGGTGATCTGTTTGGGGTCGAGTGGATGGGCAAGCTGGACTGCTTCGACTCCACAAAGTCATTCTTTTTGGATCTGAAGACCACACAGTCGCTTAACAAGAAGTATTGGAAACCAGGAGAACGTCAACCAACCAGTTTCGTTGATGCCTATAACTATCAGCTTCAGATGGCGGTTTATCAGGAGCTGATTTACCAAAATTACGGAACGCGACCACGAGCCTTCATCATTGCCGTGACTAAGGAAGACGTGCCCGACCATGCCGTCATCGAAGTGCCACAGTACCGTATGGACGAGGCACTGGAAGAGATCCACGACAGCACCGAACACGTTGAGGCGGTTAAATCCGGTCAGGTGCGTCCTCATCGCTGTGAGGCCTGTGATTACTGCAAGTCAACTAAACGAGTCGCCACAATTATCAGCATGGATGAGCTAGTCGAGTAGGAGGTGACTCACCGCATGGATTTATTCAAGCTAATTCGAGAGTTCTACATTCAGCAAAGCGTTAATCCGCTAAGCACAGGACAGATAGCATTATGGCATGGGCTGGTTTACCAATGTAACCAGCTAGGCTGGCCAAGCGAATTCAATATGCCGAATCGAACACTCGAAACGTTGACTGGTTTAAGCCGTCAGGGCATCGTCAAAGCCCGCAACGCGCTAAAGCAGTCAGGGCTGATAGATTTTCAAACTAACGGTGTTAAGGCAACGACCTACTCAGTCATCGATATTTCACGAAAACTTAGTACGTCAGATAGTAGGCAACCTAGTAGTCAAGCTGATGGCAGTGTGTCAAATAGTAGGCAACACAGTAGGCAACCTAGTAGGCAACACAGTTTACAAGGTAGTTTACAACCTAGTAGGCAACATAGTAGCACATACACTAAACAAGACGAGACTAAACTAGACAAAACTAAACGACAACAGACTACTGCTCCAGTAAAGGCAGCAGAGAGGCCTACTGAAGAACCGTCATCGTCGTCATCATCAATTCTTGATATTTGCAATTTCTGGGAAGGCAACGGGTTTGGACAACTATCACCGTTCACCAGAGAAAGCCTTGTTGATTGGGTTGATGACATGCGAAAAGCAGGATCACCTGAACCTGAGAAGCTAGTTCTAAATGCGCTGCGGACTGCAGTTGAAAGCAATGTCAGAAACTACAAGTACGTCAACGGCATCTTGAAAAACTGGGAGAGCAAGCGTCTTCTCACGGTTGCTGCTGTCGATGCAAACGATAGCGAACGCAAAACGAATCAACCTCAGCGCCGTTACGGCAAGCCAGTTCGGACTGAGGAACTACCAGTCTGGGCGCAGGACGGTTACAAGCCCAAGCATAAAAAAGTATCTGAGGAAGACAGAGCTAAACTAGCCGAGCAGATGGAGCAGTTAAAGGCACTTGGAAAGAAAGAGGACTCGAAATGAATAGCCTACGAATTCAAAACGGCAAAGTTTTTGTGAATGGCATTGAGGTTGGACAGGTTGAAAAGATCCACTTCAAAGCTGAGGCGAATGACCCTGTAGAGGTTGAAATGAAGTGGTTAGTTCCTGTCAGAGGCCTAGATGTTTCTGTATATCAGCCTGAACCACGCCAGCAGCAGCCTGAGTAATCGCAGAAATTGAAAACGAACCAACTTTTTTCAAAACAGACTTCACTTTATTCCAGTTGGTGTCTTCACGAATGTCCGCCAAGAACTGGTGCCCACTAGGCGTCAAGTCTTTGATTAGAAACCCTTCGTCCATAAACCAGTTAACTTCAGCTAAAAGTCCTGCCCAATTTGCTTGGCGTACATGGTAAGCGATCTCTTCGTAAGAATAAGAGCTCATTCTAGGATCAGCTAAAAGTGTTTTTGCTTCTACCCATTGGCTGGTAGAGGCATTGGTTTCCACAACTAAAAGCACATCACGTAAACAGTCTGGATTGAGTTTCATGATTTTCAATTTCCTTTCGTTGTTAGTAAATAAAATCTCCCTCAGGGAAACCTTAGACCCTAAAGGAGTAATTAAAGTATGACTGTGTGACTACTTTTTCATGGAACGTTGAGCTAATGCGCTGGCAGCGGCCGTTTTAGAAGTCTTGCTAGTGCGACGATCACGCAAGACAGCGGAAGCTGCAGAAGCGGCTTTTCTCGAGGTTGTTTTATTAGCCATATTATTTGCCTCCTAACATGATAGTTACGGGTGTACTAGCACTCGTACATGTTAAGCATACGATAGTGCACTGATAAAAACAACATATCGTACATTAGCCCGAAGGAGAATCAATATGTGGTACATCATCGAAAAATTTATGAACAAAAAAGGCTACAGTATCAGGAAACTTTCTAGAGTTGCTGGGTATAAAAATCCAACAACTATTTATTCAATCAAAACCGGTCAAAGCAAAGATCCGTCATTTTCAACGATGATCCGAATTGCGGATGCTCTAGGCGTTAGCCTTGACGAACTGAGGCCTGATAAGCAAGGAGAGAAGAAAGCATGACACAAGTAACAGTACGGTTTTACAAGCAGGGAGACAAAGTGTGGCGCGATTTCAAGGCTGAATTGCTTAAGCGCTACGAAAATTCAGCAATGCTAGACATCTCTGAAAGCGAAGCATTCTCAAAAATGGAGAAGCAAGAGTTCAATAACCTGATTGTTGTATCCAAACGCGCGATTGTTGAGAAACGTGCGGTAGTCGGTGTTGATGACAGTGACACTTTGAAGACCTCAGTCAACAATGGACTCACAAAGATTTCAAAGAAGCGAAAAGAAGCCCGTGCCAAATACGCGCGCGGAATTGCAGAAGCAGCCTCACAATGTGACACGCTGATTGACGTTGCGAAACGGATTGGGAAGTCAACAACGTTCGTGAAGCGAGTTGCAAGCGAGTTTGAGATCAAGTTGCCACGCTATAACAACGGCCATGAAGAGATTGCGAGTCGTTAGCCATGGTTATCCGCAAGAGACGCAGAGGCAAGTACAATGCGCAGCCAGTCGTAATTGATGGCATTCGATTTGCAAGCAAGGCAGAGGGTGCCTATTACATGCTGATACGCAACAAGCCACAGAAGGTAACGATTCAAGAATCGTTTGAGATTTTGTCGGCATTCAAGATCAATGGAAAACGTTATTCAGCACGAAGATACACACCCGACTACTGCTTCTATGACGGTGAAAAGCTTGCAAAGGTTGTTGACGTTAAGGGCGGAAACGCGACTTTGACCACCGATGCTAGGATTCGAATGCTGCTGTTCATGATCAGGTACAAGATACCAATCACAATTGCTAGATATGACTATCACACAGGACTATTCACGGAAGAGCAACTTTAAAAATTAAGGAGAGAAAATCATGAATAAAAAACTTACATTTACAGTAACTGTTTTGGTAGGACTTATGTTTGGGGCCGGTGCAACCGCCATTGCCGACAATGTTTGGCAAGGTCACCAGAACATCGTGGAGACCAAAAACAATATCGACAAGCTGACGGCTAAGATCAACGCTTCACAATCTAGCTTATCCGATTTGCAACATCAGTTGTCTGACGCGCAGGCACAGTATGCGGCCTTAAAACGGCAATACGACAACGACATGGCAAGCAAAGATGCCCAGATTCAGCAAAAGATCGTTGAAGGCCAGCGAGCTGTCGCCCAGAAACAGGCTGAGGTCGATGCTAAGCAGCAGACAATCAATGACCTTACATCACAGTTAGAAGCCGCCAAGCAGGCAAACAATGACTTATCACAGGCCATCAAAGACGCACAGAGCATTAAGGACTATTCCGATCAGGCTGTGAAGTCAGTCAGCGCGAAATGAGAGATACACAAATGAAAACAGGAGACGACACGTTCGATGACATCTACATCAGCAAAAAGACTAGCAAGGTCGTAGGCGTCATGTACGAAGATGTGGAATACAAGCTAGTGCCAATCAAACAGGAGGTAGAAAAATGACAACGCCAAGGAGTGAACAAGAAACGATTCTTAGCTATGATCGGGAGCTTGATCAGTGGCACTACTATTCAGACATTCCAAAGCACAATCGTAAATGGTGTGATTTGGTATCTGAAACGCACACGGAGACAAGCGAAAACGGAGACATTACAGTTTTGGAAGGAACTATCAACGGAAGCATATCGATCCGAAAGCACACAGTTATGTCGGAGGAAACAAGAGCAAAAGCGGCCGCTCGACTAAAGGCATATCGGGACAAGAAAGCAGAGGAAGAAAAATGAGCGAAGAAAAACTGTACGCGGTAAAGAACAAAAAGGGAATTTATCTATCTTATAGTGATGACAAACATTACCGTTGGCGTGAAGGTCAAGTAGCTGTCACTCATAGCCAAAGAATAGCCCACGACCTTTGCACAGAGCACGGTGGCCACGTTGTCACGCTCGTTGAGGAGCCTAAAAAGGTAGTCCTCAACGAGGAACAAGCCGAAATCGTTGAACGTGCACATGGTTTTTATCTTCCGGCCAGCTATATTTCTAGAAATTCTGGTGAGGATGAAGAGTTGCTTATTAACGCTTACGTAAACGGCTACACCGTGGCAAAGGAGAAGAAATACAACGTCAAGGTGCCACATACCAAAGATGTTTGGTATTACAAGGCGAGTGAAGCATATTTGCTGACGATTTGCCCAGCGGATAAAAAACTTCGCGGCAAGTTCGCCGAATCAGAGATCGAACATTACGGCTTGCAAGACTGCGAGAAAGAAGAGGTGACTGACGATGGCAATGATTAAGCTAGACAGCGGGCAGTTGCTAAATCTATCGGCGGTATCGTATATATCAAATACCGAAATGGTGGCCTATTTCAAACAGCCGGTGATCACAAATGAAAATAGCTTTCAAACAGCAAAATGCTTTGGCGTTGGTGTAACAGAAGCAGACATTGAACGAATTGCAGGGAGTACAGCGAACAGTGAGGTGACTGACGATGGCACCAAGTAAGAAAATTAGAAAAATAAATTGGGAGATTCATCAGCAACTAGAAGGCGACCAGACCAACAAGATTTTTGATGGAAGTCACACCTTTGGCGATCTTTATTTTCACCGTGCAGTTTTGTTTGCGGCCTTGCTAAAAGCATACCCACATCAATCATGGCGCACGCATACCCAGTCAGACGGTAATGGCTTTGCAGGATATTTCTTGTGCGGAATTGAGACACCAGAAGGGCAGTATACCTATCACTATCCTGATTCACAGTGGTATTTGTTCGATGGTGTGCGCGAGTTACCTGAGTCACCTGAATATGATGGTCACAAGCCAGAAGATGTTGTTCGTCTTCTATCTCTTGCCAAAGAAGAGGTGACTGACGATGAGCAATGAGCAAAGTTTCGACGGGGACGGTTTCGATTGGTTAATTGGACGCCGTATCGTGAAGGTTGAAGATGCAGTTGCGCCAGCGGACACGTATATGGAGACCGGTGGCTACTTGTTGACTTGCGATGATGGCACACAACTGCTGACATACGAGAACGAAGGATGTGGGGGCTGTGGAAATGGGTGGAGCGATTTGCCAGACTTGTCACTGTTAGCCAACCACGATAACGCAATCACCAACGTTGAAGCAGTGTATGACAAAGATGAAACAACATTTCGCTTGTTTATCTACTACTCTGATGAGCGCTTCGATGTGGGAAGTGGCGATGATGGTTATGGTAACGGATACTACGGCGGTGGTTTCTACCTACGAGTAATAAAGCCTGTTAAGGAGAAAAACGATGAGCAATGAGACGAAGCGGGACGTGTTCGAGGACTTAGTCGAAGAACTAGCAAATGCATACATTGCCTTGGACGGTGAAGGACTTGGCGAAGATCTTACTAACGAAGACAAACAAGCCTATCTGAAAGACTATGACACCGCCTTGCCAGATGATCTGCCGGTGATTCCGAAAGAAGTTAGTGATTATATCAGAAAGACAACGGCACCCGGAAAGAATGGGTTGATAGAAGTGTTTTGCAGCCTTGCCGATGATATCAGGGCGGTGGGGCACGATAACATTTATAAATGGGAACTTTGGATGCTTAACAATCAGGCGGCCGTTGCCCGTGCATGGTTGCTAGGTGTCTGGCGCGTTGAGGAAACCGGCGAAATCGTGAAATTGGAGGCGGAGAAATGACAGAATTTACTGGTGGAATAAATATCCCGAAAGATGACATTGACTTTGGAGATTATGTACTAATTGAGCAAAAGCGATATGGAGTTCCAAATGAAATGTTTCAGTTTAAGGTTGTTGGTTCCTATCAATCAAACGCCTATCGTGATGTGCCAATGGACGGCGTAGATCGCGACAAGAAATGGCACCCACACGTTGTAGACGTTCTGAACGTTATCTGCTGTGGCATTGATGAAACCGAGGTTGATACCGTAAGAAAGGCTGACGTTAGACTGATTAAATCGCGACACGAGGAGGCAGATAAATGAAACGAGAGATTAAGTTCAGAGCGTGGGATAAGGAAAACAAGAAAATGGCTCAGGTTTCTAGAATTGATTTTGGACCTGGAGGGATTAAGTACCTTGTCGATGACAGCGTGTTACTAGAGTACACTGGCCTGCATGACAAGAATGGCCGTGAAATCTACGAAGGCGATATTCTGAAAGTCACATCAGAAGACGGGGAATCTTATGTAGCAACAGTAAAATGGTTCGGCGATGAGGGCTATCCAGCCTTTGATTTGGCAGGCATACCAGCAACATGGTGCTATGAGTCAAATGCACTCGCAACCATTTTTGAAAGTGGTGTTGAGACGTGCGAGGTCATCGGCAATATTTTTGAGAACCCAGAGCTACTGGAGGGAAAGCAATGATTGCCGTCATGTTGCTAATCGCAGGTGTTGCAATGTGGATGTGGGCTAACTGGAAAAGGATCAAATGATTGCAAATAAAAAAGCGCGCCTGATGAAGGACGCGCCGGAGGCAGATTAAGCTAAGAGATGTAAGTAATGAATTTCGCCACAATAGAGGCTGCCTCCTTAATCAGTATAGCAAACACAAATATCGAAAGTACACAAAAAAGCACGCCGGATTGGCGGCGCGCTGGAGGCCAGACGTACGATTGAGAGTAAATGAAATTAAAGATTAGGAGTTGGCCTCCGCATGCATTATAGCAGAAGCTCATGTTTAAAGCATCAAAAAAGCGCGCCGGGTGTTGACGCGCTCTGGAGGCCAGTGTGTAAATTGAACCTAGGGTAATAATCATTTGGAGTGGGCCTCCGAAGACAGTATAACAAAAAACCGCCGGATTAGCGACGGGTGGAAGACAGGGACTTTTATGCAATACATGGCTTTTGAATAATGGAACTTAAGCCACCATCTTCACAAACAGTATAACAAAAGCGCACCACGAAGGCACGCTTATCCTACAAACCCAACCAAATAATACCATAAGGAGTGGACGCAGTGGTGCGAGCAACGAGATATTTTAGCCCAATTGATCATGAAAAAACAATTGAAAACGCCAAAGAGGTCTTGGGGAACTACTGGCATCACAAGCGGCTCGCTCAACGCACCAAAATAGCGCTCAGAAGCCCCGTGATGGACGGCATGCCCAAGTCACCTAGCTATGGCAACAAAGCCGAGGAAAAGCTCGTATCGCACGCTGACGAGCTATACTACTTGAACGCTTGCGAAAATGCAATCAATATCATTGAAGATGAAGACTATCGTACAATCTTGTGGGAAACATACATTATCTCACCGAGCAAGCGTCTAACTAATGACGCCATTGTGGCTAAATTAAAAATGGAACGATCAGCATTTTATATCGCTAGAAATCGGGCACTGTATGCATTTGCTGAGTTGTGTCCATTAGTTTCCTTGGTAAAAAAGCAGAGTGGACACTTTGCGGACTAATTGCGGACACTTTGCGGACTATTTGCCGGGATTTCCGTCATATGATGGTATTGTGCCAAAGGTGAGAAGCCTTAGACACCGCATTTTTCCTCCGAGCCATGGTGATGATAAAGCTGTGGCAAGGCGTGGCAATGAGGACTGGCTGCGATAGTCAGGCGGGTTCGATTCCCGCATGCCACATTGTCCAGTTTAGCGACCGGACACAGCTTGCGATGACCCCATCTGACACTGGGAGAGCGAGCAAATCGCTGTGGCGGAACAGGTAGACGCCAACCAGTACATGCGCATAGTTAGAGGGGCTGGCAATAGCCCATGTCGGGTGCAAATCCCGACCAGCGATATTACCGGTAAAACCCAGCGTGTTTGCTAGCACGGACTAGTGGGCGAATATAAAGCGTGGTCACATGTATTGAACTGCAATATAATGTGGGAACCACCGTAACTGAGGGCTCAGAAACCATCGCCTCGGATAGCAGAAACAGGAGCAGCCGAAGGCCAAATGGTCCCCATGGACAACTACCCAAGCGCATGGGAAAGTTTATCGGGTCCGAATCCCGGCGGTTGCGTTGTACTAGTTGACTTGCGAACTAACGTTTGTATATAATGCTGGTACATCCAAATAATATGTGTAGCTGATGGCAACCCTACCATCAGCTTTTTGCTATAATGTGGTCAACACATATTGTTTGGAGGTTGTAAAATTGTCAACAATCACTGTAGGGTTCAGCTACTACCAACCACGTCTGAAGTTTAAAAAAGACGCGAATCATGATGGAGTTCCTGAAGTATGGGACATGACTCATTTTTGTGAGTGGATTTTAGGAAAAAAGGGGAATAAAGCTAAACGACCAGCTTTATCTGTTCCGCTTCCGAATGAAGAATTTGCAGATTTGGAATGGCGTGAAGCAGATTCAAAGTTTGATGAGCAACATAATCTTTATTACTTTCGCTTGAAAAAATTACGTTCGAGCAATCTTCCTGCAATGGCAACGAAAGATGGTGAAAGTCAAAATTTGCAACTTGAGGAAAACCAATTTTTGGGCGAATTTAATCTCATTGTCTTTGACCCAGTGAACAAGCTGATTATTGTTCAAAACAACTTCTTTGGATTAACGCAAAAAAAGATTCAACTTGCACTTTCTTCGATGCGGCTACGCTGGAAGGAAGACACAAATGCTCAAGTCGATGAAAATAATCCAGGTTTTGTTGACTTGGCATTTATTCCTGATGATGAGGCACTAAGAGCTATCGGAAACGACAAGATTTTTAGAAGTGTGGATGTTAAATCATCTGATGTTGAAGGCTTATCTGAAATTGACGGCGAACGTGCTCCTTTTTTAAATAAGGTTTTAGATCTTGCAAAGTCAATTCATGGTCTTTCGTTCAATGTTAAAATCTCATTAGCACGTGCGCCGAAAGATCAGTCGTTATCTGATGAGGAAACACGAGCTTTAATCTCGGATATTCAGGCGTTATATGCAACAATGAAGGACAATAAGAAGAATCCAGTAGCTCAGATGAGCGTTGGAGCGAAAGATTCAGTTGATGATCCCGTTGAAAACATAGACGTGCTTTTACCCAAGCTAAAATCTTACTGTCGAATTGATGATGAACAAAGAAGTACGCTTGGTGCGGAGTTCATCTATCAACAATTCTTGGAACAGAATTACTTCAGTGATGATCAACACTTTCAGCAACGAGCAAGGACATTGACTCCTCGCGTATAAGTTTTCTTGAGAGGTGTTTCTGGTAATGAAAAAATATATCAAGAGCAGCTCATGGATAAAGGATTGCATCGATAAGTACAGGGTACTGTTAGCGCTTTTTATTTCTGTAGTGTTGGGATATTTGTATTTTAAAGGAAATCTAAGGAGCGTTAGATTTTCTGTTAGCGATGCCATTGCTGTGGCTTCCATCATTCTAGGAATATTGGGAGTTTTTATTGGATTATTGATATCTGTTCGAGCCGATTCATTTTTTACTAAGCTTTCCGAATATGGTAATAATAGTTCTGTAAATGCTCAAGTGATTTTCTCTAGGTTGATGACACGACTTAGAAATAACTTTGCACTGAACCTATTGTTTATTATCTTGGCCTTGGCTATAGACGTTCTACCAATCACTAAGAATCTGCTACTTAAAGCCATATTTTTTGGAGGTCTTTCACTTTTGTTCTTTTTATCAGTTTGGGGGGTTTGGTATTTAGTTGATTTAGTTGTTTCTATTATGCTTTTTAAACCAGAGAAGAGTTCTAGAAAGACTACTACGTAA